CGAGCCAGTAATAAACGCAACCGTTTTAGATGGTGCCAAACAGCACCTTGATTCTTTAATTGCTGCGGCAATTAAAAACGGAGATGGCCCAACTGCGAGAGCGTTTAATATGCTCAACAACGATTTGAAAAAAGTCTTAGATGACCAATCAGGCGGGCTGTACAAGCGAGCAAGAGATGCGTACGCAGGCCCAGCCGGTAACGACGCAGCACTTGAGGCAGGCCGCAAGTTCATGCGGAAAGATCCCGAAGAAATCCAATTCACGATGCGTGATTTTGAAACTGACACTGAGCGTGAAATGTTTAGGTTAGGTGCCGCGCGAGCAATTAGTGATCGGATTGGTAACAGGGCAACGACTCAAAGGGTGGGTAAAGAATTAGACGCTCCAAACTTCGTCAAGCGAGTAAAAGAGTTGTTCCCAGACCAGCCGAACGCATACGACGAGATACGCAAAGCATTCGATGACGAAGACGATATGTTTGATACGTTCGTTCAACTTATACAAAACTCTGCAACGATTCGGCGTAGTTCTGCAAAAGAAAGAGCAAACATTGCAGCAGAGATAAGCAGCGACGTTGTGGCAGATGTTGCAACTGGTCAGCCGGGCAATATGCTTATGCGCGCCTTGCGCGGTGTTAGCGACAAGCTGACGAAGACGGCAACCGCAAGACTTATGCGACAAAGCGATGCGGTTAAATCACAGATCGCAGATATTTTGTTGAATGGCACGCCGATTGAGCGTCAGCGGGTCATTACAATGTTGAATGAAAATCTACCTATGACGGCGCAACCAAGCGCAGCGCCGGGACTGTTAGGCATAGAGTCAGCAGCAGTTCCCGCAGCAGTAGGCATACAAAGCGGCCTGTTAGTAGGCCGTAACAACTAACCATGAGCGCACAAGGTTCACAGCTTGCCCAGGTGAGGCCGAGCGGCACCAGCGCGTCCGCTGTTTTTACAGCGACGATACCCACCGAGGTCACGCGGGTATTTATATCTAACACAACCGGGTCTGCCGCAGCGTTCTCGTTGTATCACGACGATGACGGCACGACCTATGACCAAACAACCGCACTTTTCTATGGCGTGAGTGTCGCAGCAAACACCACCACCGAATTCCAGTGCAACCCAGGCGCAGGCATCCAGATGCGCGCAGGCGGGGCGTTAGCCGTCCAAACAGACACCGGCAATGCGCTCACATTCTCAATTTATGGAATTACGGCAGAAGTAGAATAACCATGGCAGAGATTAAAGATTTAAGCACGACAGACGCCAACAACACCGGCACCGCTGCAAATGCAGGGTTCCCCGAGAATATGGCGTACAGCGATGTAAACAACGCAGCACGCGCCTTAGAAGGCATGATTGCCCGGCACTTTGCAGACTCTAACGGCACGCTAACAACCACTGGGTCGAGCAACGCTTACCTGCTTACACCTAATCGAACTGTTGCCGCATACACCGCTGGCGACGCTTATATGATAAAAGCCAGCTTTACGAACACTGGCGCGGTTACCATCGATGTTGGCAGTTTAGGTGCTAAGAGCATTGTAAAACCATCAGGCGACGCCCTAGCTGCAGGTGAGATCACAAGCGGCGGCATCTACGCAATCATTTATGACGGCACCAACTTCCAGATGGCCGGGGCAGATGATCCCGAAAACCTAACCCTGACCAGCCTCACTGTCACCGGCACGACTGCGCTCAATGGCAATACAACGATTGGTGACGCCGCAAGCGATACGGTCACGATCACCGCCGACGTTGCCAGCGACCTCATTCCAAGTGCAGACGGAACGCACGACCTGGGTGCGGTGGGTTCTGAGTGGCAGGACTTATTTATCGACGGCACCGCCAACATTGACTCGTTGGTGGCTGATACTGCGGACATAGATGCAGGCACCATTGATGGCACTGTTATTGGGGGCAGCACTGCCGCGGCCGTGACCGGCACAACCCTTGTGGCGAACACCAGCCTAAACATTGCTTCTGATGGCGCTACTGTAACGGGCATCAAGGATGAGGACGATATGGCGTCCGACTCAGCGACCAAACTTGCAACGCAGCAGTCAATTAAGGCCTACGTTGATAGCCAGGTCACGGCCCAGGATCTCGACTTCCAAGCGGATTCTGGTGGCGCGCTTAGTGTCGACCTTGACTCACAAACCTTTACGCTTACTGGTGGCACTGGCATCGATACGTCTGGCTCTGGGCAAACAGTAACGTTTGACATAGACAGTACCGTTGCAACCCTCGCTGGCTCACAGACGCTAACAAACAAAACCCTGACCAGCCCGGTCTTAAACACCAGCGTATCTGGCACTGCCGTTCTCGATGAGGACAACATGGCGTCAGACAGTGACACGCAACTTGCAACGCAACAGAGCATCAAGGCTTACGTTGATGCGCAAATCACTGCAGAGGATTTAGATTTCCAAGCCGATAGCGGCGGGGCACTAAGCGTCGACCTAGACTCGCAGACATTTACCCTAACTGGCGGCACTGGCATCGACACGGTTGGCTCGGGTCAGACTGTCACATTCAACATTGATTCCACTGTAGCCACTTTGACAGGCTCGCAAGCCCTTACCAACAAAACCATTGATGTTGACAACAATACTCTTTCAAACATCGAAGTCGATAATCTTAAATCTGGCGTGCTCGACACAGACCTGACGAGCGTCGCTGCAACAGATACAACCCTTGCGTCAGCCAAGGCGATAAAGACTTATGTTGACAGTCAGGTTACAGCGCAGGATTTAGACGTTACCGACGGCAGCACAAGCATCGACATTGATCTCGATAGCGAATCTCTGGGCATACTGGGCGGCACAGGCATTGACTCAACTGCGTCGGGTACTAGCGTGACGTTAGACATTGACTCAACAGTAGCAACGCTTACTGGCTCACAGACGCTCACCAATAAGACGCTGACAAGCCCAGACATCAACACGCCTGACATAGATGGCGGCACCATTGATAACACAGTCATTGGTGGCGCAACGGCTGCGGCGGGTAGTTTTACCACTGGTTCGTTTACCGGCAATGTGTCTTTTGCAGACAACGCTAAGGCCATCTTTGGCGCTGGCTCTGACCTACAGATTTATCATGATGGCAACCATAGCTACATTGAAGATGCTGGCACTGGCTCAATAAAAATAAAAGTTGGTGATTTTCGCGTAGAAAACGCAAGCGGCAATAACCTAATTAAAGGTGTTGGGGATGTTGCGACTTTGCATCACGCTGGTTCAGAAAAACTAGCCACAACCTCCACAGGCATCGACGTTACCGGCAGCGTGACTGCTGATGGTTTGACCAGTAGCGGCGCAGTAACAATTGACCCAGCAGACGGTGTTGCAGACGATGCCTATGCTTTAACCGTTCGCAACAATGAGGCAACTGACGGTAGAAATTACGGGTTGTGGGTTCGCGCTGGTAGCAACTCAAGCGATGAGTCGTTCAGTGTTAGAAACCACGACAACTCAGCGACCTATTTCAAGGTTCGCGGCGATGGAGCGGTTGGAGTGGGCACTAGCTCACCCCAAGCTAAACTTCACTCCTACACCAGCGGGACAGGTTCAATTCCTACAGGTCAGTTCAACCAGACCGCTGATGACAACACTGCCTTGACACTGATTAACGCCAACAATTCAGCCACCTATTCAGCGATCAAATTAGAAACTAGAGAAAGTCAAGCCGCTGGCTGGATGATTGCAAATGAGTTCCAGAGCGCGTTTAACGGCGACTTGGTTTTCAGAGGTCGCGACGGTGGCACATCCTCAGCGGAAGTTTTAAGGCTGAAATCAAACAGCAACGCCACATTCAGCGGCTCCGTGGGCATCGGGACTAGCCCCAGCAACAAGTTACACGTCGCTGGGAGCAGTTCGACAAGAAACACTATCGTTTCCAATGCAACTCTGGATGGCGGCACTACCGTAGCTAATCCATACGAAGGCTTTGGTTTTGGTATTGATTTTATCGGCAGAGATTACGGTAACGCTGTCAGAAACTATGCGGGGATTTATACCTTAATGGAGTCAAAATCCTCATCGTCGGGCGGCGGCGATGCTGGATTCAAAACAGCGTTAAGTTTCTACACAAACAGTGGTGGGGCAAGTAACACTAATCCAACCGAAGCCATGCGCATCGACAGCAGCGGCAATTTGCTTGTGGCGAAAAGTGCTATCGGCAGTAATACAGTCGGATTCCAAGTTGCCTCAAATGGAAAAATAGCAGCAACAGTATCAGGCGACGAAACAGCCAGATTTAACCGCACAAGTTCTGACGGTGACATTGTTGAATTTCGCAAAGACGATTCAACCGTAGGGTCGATTGGTGCTGCTAGCGGCAGTATGTACATTGAAGGAAGTGCTGCCGCTGGCAAAGTAGGTCTAACCTTTTATGGCTCTTCAATTGAGCCTAGAGACTCAGGCGCGGCGACTGATAACGCTGTAGATTTGGGCGCTATAGGAACCCGCTTCAAAGACCTGCACCTATCAGGCGGCATATACTTCGACGGAGGGTCGAATGAGCTAGATGACTATGAAACAGGGACATTCACTGTAGCTGTAAGTTGTGGAAGCGGTAGCATCACTCTTGAAAGCAGCACCAACCTTGCGACCTACACAAAAATAGGCAACTTGGTCGTTGTGTCGGGGAGAGTAAATGTTGATTCTGTTAGCAGCCCATCTGGAGAATTTCGTCTTACAGGAATGCCCTTTACGCTTCACGACCTTAGCGAAACTGCTGAATTAGCTCCTGCTACCGTAAATTTATATAACACAGCTAGTGACATCGTGGGGGCTATTAACGCTGAAGCCTCTATTGATGGCGGCGCGTGCACCATACTTGTCAGAGAAAATGGAGGCACAACAGCCGCTGTTGCCAACATTGCTAACAAATTCGATTCAGATTCGACAATAGGCTTCAATCTTGCCTATCGCACAGCACAATAATTTATGCCTAGTGGAGCTAGGCACGGACTAACGGAGAAAAATAATGGCATTAGAAAAATTAATTAAAGAAGACAAAATTGAAGTGGTAGACGCAGGTGATTGGAAGATGGTGCAGGTGCGCACAGCAACCATCATCACCGAAGACGGTACGGAACTGAACCGCTCCTTCCACCGTCACGTTGTCAGCCCAGCGGATGATTGGTCAGGCGCAAGCGCAGAGGTGAAGGCCATCTGTGACGCAGTACACACCGACGCAGCAATCGCTGCACATAAAGCAGCACAGCAGGAGGAAACACCTTAATGCAATGGCAAGTATCAAGCATGGAAAGAACCCTAAACGACTCAGATAGTGGCTTAGAGGGGGTGGTCAACATACTGCACTGGCAGGTAGTAGACAGTCAGACAGTAGGCGAAGGCGATGACGCTGTAGTCCACTCAGGCCGCTGCTACGGCACTGTGGGGCTAGAAGCGCCAGATGCTGACAGCTTTACAGCTTACGCAGACATTAGCGAAGCAGATGCTATTGCATGGGCTAAAGCAGCCATTGGTGAAGAACAGGTGACTGCATACGAAGCATCAGTGGCTAGTCAGATTGAACTTAGCAAGAACCCAGTAAGCGCAGCAGGAGTACCTTGGTAGTGGAACAAGTAGCAAACGAAAGCCCGGTAATCACAATTAACGAAACCGAGCACAAGCTGCACGATTTGCCCTTAGAAAGTCAGCAGCACGTTGCGCGAGTGGCGCAGCTTCGCCAAGAAATCGCTAACCTGCAGATGCAGATAAATGAGCGTCAGTTGGTACTGCAAGGCTACACCAACGCAATCGTCGAGGCCGTTACCCCAGCAGAAGACGAGGCAGAAGCGTCTTGACGCATGTGCTACCTCAAAATGGCCGAGGTATGGGGTTTGGATAAGGCCGACGAGGTTGCTCACCGCCAGGCAACCCATGAGGAAATTTGTGAACTGAGGTATCAGCGCATCGAGGAAAAGCTGCAACAAGGTTCAGACCGTTTTGATCGCCTAGAGAAAATGCTTTTGCAAACGAATGCAAAACTCTGGGGGATCATTGTTTTAATCATCGCAAGCATTTTGGTTCCTCAGTTTCTTAGTTACTAGCTAGGTTCTGTGAACAAAAACATAAACCGCCTCCGGGCGGTTTTTTTATGCCTGCAATTTATTTAAGGAGTAAAGGAATGAGTGAATCAAGCAGTATTAATTTGCCCACATGGTCATTGCCGCTGTTATTCGCGTTGGGCAGCGGACTCACGGTGTACGGAGCCAGCGAAGCAAGAGCAGAAGCTACTGCGCAGGAAGTCGAAAAGATTGAGGCTGCGGTAAAAAAGCAAGCAGAGAAGATAGTAGCAAACGGAGAACTGAGCAAAGTCAATCAGGCTCAAATAGTCTCAGTGGTCGACGCGCTGAAAACGAACTCAGACGCTCTAGCGAAAACGGACGCGAGCTTGAATCTCTTAATTCAAACGATGCTCAAAAACCAGCAGTAGACCCATTCCCCTGGCTTGACCCTTCTCTCGACTGCGACCTGCGCAGATGGGAGATGCTTCGCACCCTCTACGGCCAATCACGCCGAGATCATGCAATCAAATGGCTAACCGACGCACAGCAGAAGTGCGGGTATGGCCAGATGATCTATGTGCAGAACACGATGCACCGATACTTGGCAGGGGCCGTAAATCGACGGATTGAGTTACTAAGCTGGACCCTACAAGCGAGGTCGGCAGTCGTGCGACAGGCTGTGAAGCAAAAACGGAGGCTGTAAATGGAAGCAACGATGTTTCCAAACAGCGTCAATGCACCATCGCCCATCGTTATTAAAGACAAGCTGCACCGCATCGAGCGCCTAGACCAAATTTCGCGGCAATTAAATGAGACTGTGCAGGCCACGACTAGATACAGCGAAATGCTCTATCACTACAAGAACGGCCAGGTGATGTCGTCCATCGTAAAAATTCGTTATCAGATGTTGGATGTCACCGCATGACGCTGATGATCTTTGTCTTGATTATTTTGGAGGGAGGGCGGCCAACTGGGGAGGAGTTCTACTTCCGTGAGTTGACTAGCTGCCTTGAGTTTTCGGACGCATTGAACTCGCAGTCAATCGACTTCCCGTTAGCTGGACGCAACCGTTTCTTTGAGTCTTATTGCCGAGTGCGAGAAATCCCTACAGCCGACGCAGGCACCAAAATCCAATTCAGAGATCCGACAAGAACGGAAGAATGAACGACCATGAGAGAAAGTTTTTTGCAGCCTATAGCCGCCTTGCGCGGGAAATCCATACAGAATATCGCCATGGAAACGCTCGTCTGGTTGTCGCATTGGCTTTATCGGTTGTCGTACACGCTGTTTTGCTGGGCGCTGCACTTTCGGCAACGAGTTGAGTCAATGCAAGTTCGCCAATCGGTGAGGTACAGATGAGTATTTTGGGATCGCTGCTAGGCCCGGCAACGCAGCTACTTGACAAAGTTATCCCTGACGCAGACGAGAAGAATCGCATTGCCTTTGAGTTGTCCACAATGGCTGACCGCCATATGCAGGAGCAGCTACAGGGGCAACTAGAGATAAATAAGGCCGAGGCTAAGGGTAACTGGTTCCAATCTAGTTGGAGGCCACTGGCGGGCTATACATGCGTTCTAGGGCTAATGGTTAACTTTCTTATTGCACCCATTGCTGCTGGGTTTGGAGTGGCAATTCCGCAAGCTGATGCAGGCGTAATGATGCCACTGCTACTCGGCCTTTTGGGGTTGTCTGGCGGTAGGAGTTTTGAGCGTGTGAAGGGCGTGAGCAAGTGAGATATTTCACTGAGGAGGAACTGGAGTGCCAGCACTGTGGAGCGCGTAACTTTGATCCAGAATTTCTGCAACTGGTTTCACAACTCCGAGAAGATGCAGGCTTTGCTTTTCCTGTATCTAGTGGCTATCGCTGCCCTGAACACCCTATTGAGGCCAAAAAGAAAGGCGGCCCAGGAGCGCACGCAACCGGGAAAGCCATCGACATTGCCGTGAGTGGCGAGAGGGCGCTAAAGGTAATTGAGCTTGCTCTGGCTGCGGGAGTCAAACGTATCGGCGTCAACCAAAAGGGTGCGCACAGATTCATCCATTTAGACGCTTGCGACGACAAAACCAACCCAACAATTTGGAGTTACTGACGGGAATCTGCCCCCAATCTGCCCCCGCCGCCTAATTTCTATTGTAGAAATGTAAGCTAAGTCATTGAAATATATGGCGCACCCGACAGGATTCGAACCTGTAATCCCCGGTTTCGTAGACGGAACTAATGTATGTAGGTGTTTGTCAGTGCTTTTATACTAATAACAAAATCAATAACTTAGGTTTTTGGTCGCGCACTGGCAGGCTATCTCAATCAGGGATCTGCCCCCAATCTGCCCCCACTTAGCGTTTTTCTAGGCGGTCCCAGGCGTCGTGCATAATCTCAACTTCGTTGCGAATCGGCAGGTATTTGGCGTAGTAAGTAAGGATCGTGTCGACGCGATCTCCTACGTTGCTGGCTACTAGAAAAGGGTCAACCCCAATCGACAACATTGAACTAATATAGGTGTGCCGCCAAGGGTAGGGTCCACTGCGCCAGCGCACTTGCGCATCATCGTGTGCTTTTCTAAATGCAGCAACAATTGGTTTCGCGTTTGTAATCGTTTCCCCAGTAATAGACACGATGCTGCCGCCGTTAATTGGGCGAGCCATGCCTTGCAGATGTCGCGTCAAGTCACGGCTTAAAACGACGCGCCGGGGCTTACCTGTTTTTGTCCGTTGCTGCAATTTATTACGGACAACTGATTTGTTAATCCATAGACTCTCACCATTCCAATCTGCCCAGGTAAGGGCCAACAATTCTCCTGTCCGCGCCCCTGTTCCGAACGCTAATCGAAAGTAATCGGCGAACCTGCCCTGGTCGGTGACCTTTAACAATCGGCTCACCTCATCCTGCGTATAAGGGTCTGGGTCTGTGGCTTGAACCTTGGGATTTTTTAGCGCAGTAGTCGGATCGTCTGCAATCCAGCCTCGCGACATTGCGTATCGAAACACGCCGCGCAGTGCGGTGAGTGCATTTTTGTGAGTACGGCTGTTTGACCACTGAATCGACTCGTCTAGGTCGATCAAATCATTTCGCGTGATGTGTTGTATCAGCTTGCCGTTCAGTGGGTGCCAAAACTTGTTCAGCGTGCTTTGGTAGCCCTCAAGAGTTGAACCTTGTCGCCCCAGGGTTTTTTGTTTTTGCAGGAACTTGGCTGCTGCGTCGTAAAATAGGTTTTCGCCTGCTTCTGAGTCTTGGGGCTTAGCTCCAAATCGAACGCGCTCGTATAGCGCATCCCGTTGCTTAATTGCTGCCTCTATACCACTTTTAGTGGCTCGAAAATCGGTTGTCTGACGGTAACGCGTTTTCTTGTGGGTGATGGCGATTCTGAGCTTACCCCGGTGTAGGGTAATGTTTCTTGGCAGATCCACTTTTCTATCTCCTGCACGTTCAAAAAGGTCGTTCGATCTCTCACAACGTAGTGCGTGCCCCTGATCCACAACCCTCGCTGAATCTTGCTTCTGATTTGGTTAGGCGTCAAACCTGTTAGATCCGACGCCTTCGATTTAGTTACCCAATTCATGCAGTCGCCGCCTTTTGCATCTCATTGTGCTCAGCGAGTAAAGCGCGCATTCGCTTCCGAACGGGTGCCGCGATGAACTTCCAGAGCATCGTCGCGTAATCTGCATCGCCGTCTTTCAATTCGATATAGGCCTCCAGCAACTCACTGTCGTCAGTTATGGCCTCAATCGCAGCAGCGTGTTGACGCATCTTTTTCTGATCCCCGGTTAGCCCTTCTTGTTCGATCACCGTGTCGACGACGCTTTGCCCGCGCTTTTTCGGTTTAGCTGACACGGCGTTGCCGTCATCGTCCTCGTCCGCAGAAATCCCGCACGCCATGGCAAGGCTATAGCGTTTTGCGTAGGTAATCGCAGCGCCAATGGAATGCGCGTCTGGCTTAGCAACGGGCACTGCGACAATGCCGGTGCCGATGGCTTCGCTGTAACCGTAAAAGACAGTCTCGATGCCCACGCCGTTATTCACTGGGCGCGAGTGCTGAATGTACGCGATGCCATGCTTCGCCAAAGGTTTAACAGCGTCAATCACAGCCGTTAGACTGCTGTACTTCGATTTAAAATAAGGGTTTTCGCTGTCTAGTGCCGCGTGACCCATCTCTGATTGTGCTGCGGCTAAAGCCGTCGCTAAATTGTTATGTTCCATATTTGCCCTCAAAAAAACTTGGTGTGAGTTCTGGCAAGCCCGTTGGCTGTTTGCCTTTGGTTGTTTGTTCGCGTGTTCTGAAAAAACCATCGTGCTGCGGGTACTGGCGGTGAAAGCGTCTTACATAAAACGCCTTGTGGTTGTTGTTGAGCTTGAACTCTGACTGACCATCGCCCCCTGCGTCTTTCTCCCAGCGTATGCGCTCCCAAACTGCTGCCACGGAATAGTGCGTAAAGCCTCGTTCAATCATCTTGAAAGAAAACTTCACAAACAGGTCCCACACTTCTGGGTGCTTGGCGTGGAACTCGTTGCACTGCTTGCGCATCTCCGCGTGACGATCAGACTCCTGCACGGTCAGCCTCATACTCGGCCTGCGTCATATGCGGCTCAAAACCGTCGCATTCACGACAGACGTAGCCCCCAGGTTGCCCCGGTTGATCGCGGGTCCCCGCATCAAACTCTTGGTCGTCGTGGATAGTGTCGTCATCGCAGTGAACGCAGTACATCTTCGGGGCATCGTGGCCATAGAGCGCCGCTGACACCGCGCCTAGCAGATTAAAGAGGTCACTCATAGTTGCACCCCCAGAATAAAGAACAGCCCGATCAACACGATGTCCTGGCGGTATTTCATCCAAAAGTTCACAAAAATCTCCAAATAGGTGAATTCAGGGACAGATTGAACCTTTTGATTAATTATTTCAACTAAAAGTTTAAGAACCTACGATGGGTAGATGGTAAAGTTCGCCTTTTTTGCCATGTTTGGCAGGTAATTTTCTAAATTCTTCAACGATGGCGTGCTTTTTGTCCCAATGACTAGAGTTTCCGGGTTGTCGTCTTTTTGCGTTTTCTAAAAGTTTTATCGCGGTGGGGTGGTTTAAATCTACGCTTGCGCCAAAACGACGATCAACCAAATGCTTTTTAATGCGGGCGTAGTTTATTGCTGGTGCTGCCTGATCTTTGTTTAAGAAATAGGAGTAGTTTTTATCCATGCCCTTGATGACGAGCATGCACTTATCTGCGTGGAGGCTGATGGCCCAGTTGTAATCGGTTTCCCACCAACTCGGTACGAAATAGTCCAGAAGAATGCGCATGACGTCGGTGCGTGTCGAAATAAAGGTCCGGTGCTCGTGCAAATAGGCCGGGTCGTCACAATTGATATAGCACACCTTGCGATCAGTGCCAGTGCGCAAATCTTTAAAAATTAGATCGGTTTCGTAGGTTGTGGTCAAAAAATCATTTAGAAATTGCGCAATGATTTGCTGTCCCTTATGTCCCTTCTCCATTACCGTTGCTCCCTTTCCCCCGGTTGTTGCTTTGTTTCTCGACCAACATTTCAATGAAATTAACTGCAAGTTCCCTGTTTTCGGCAGTTAAAAACTTAATCTTGTCCTCAAGGCTTAGACCTTCGTCCTCCAGATATTCCTCGCCAAACATCAGATAAACTTTTGAAACCCCTAAAAGTTTCGCCAGTTTTTCTATGTGCTCGGGTTTGCGCGGCTCTGCAAGCCCGCGCTCCCACTTGCTCACGTTGTTGATGCTGATGCCCAAGGCGCTCGCAATATCGCCCTGGGTAATGCCCTTGGCCTTGCGCGTCCCCAGCACGCGCTTTGCAATCGTATCCATTCATATGCCCTCTTGAAGTTCTCACAGTGTGTCCTTTTAGATGATGTTTTTCTACTTGTTGTTGAATCAATCTAACAGAAGCCGCCCATAATTCAACCAATAGGTGAAATAAATCACCCATAAAGTAAAATAAAGGTTGAATAAATTCATCAAATAGGTGAATTTACGCACATGGACGAATCGACTCGCAACGAATTTTGGACCCGGCAACGGGCTAAAGAACTCTCAGACGGTCTCAAACTGTCTAAAGCCGCCGTTTATCGGTGGCGTCATAAAGAGATCCCGGTAAAGCGGTTGGTGGCGGTAAGCCAACTGACCGGATTTCCGCGCGAGCGATTACGTCCAGACATCTACGCGTAATGGCGGGCGCTCCTTGGTCGGGCGCTAAATAAATGCAAACCAAGAGCAGGGGTTAAACCAGCGGATGCTCGGAATACCGCAGGGCCGTATGCCGACAACTCAGTCGCGTGCAAGAGGGCCGTTTACTTCCAAGTTGGGCTTGGGGGTAGGGGGCCGTTTACCTCAAATCTAGTCACATGCAAGGAGATAGAGATGCCACTACATAAGGAATATCCAAGTTGGTTTGAACAGATTTGGGAGGCTTACCCAAAGTTTCCCCAGGGCAGAAGTCGGAAGGGCGAGTCGTTTGAAATCGCTCAACGACTTAAAAAGCGGGACAACTGGACGGATTTGGACGTTAAAAACTTAGTTCAAATAATTAATGGTTGGAAAACTACAGCGACCCATTGGCAACCCTCAAGTGAGTTTGGTCCTCCAGGTCTACAAACATTTCTACATAAAGAAAAATACAGCGACCCCCCTCAGATTAGACACAAACCGCAGCGACCCCTTGATCGCTGGGATCGAGCGAATCAAGAGTTTGAGGAACGATATGGGAGGCAGGCGTGAGGCAGAGTTTTATTGAGTTTGTTGGTGGTGTCGACAACCTGCGCGCATTAGCTGAGCTAAAGACGATTGATGAGGCGGTGTTGGGCACTGGGTTTGATCGCTCATGCGTGCGCAAGCTGGCTCAGAAATATCGCATCCGCTTTCGGCGCAAGTGCCAGAAGTGCAAGCAAAGCCGGGTGCCTGATGACTTTAACAAAAGCAGCAGCGTTTGCTTTCGGTGCCGCATCCACATAAATCAACGCCCTGCCGGCAACGCTGCTTTATGGCGGCAAGAAACAAAAGGCTTTGACCTGTCACTGGCAGGGCTGACCAAACCATTTAATGAAATCGGCAAGGGGGTGCGGCGTGCTTAACGATGTGACGTTAATCGGAAACTTGGGGCGTGACCCAGAACTGCGCAGATCGAACAAGGATCTGGCGATAACGACGTTCAGCTTAGCAACCAAATACAAGGATGAAACGACCTGGCACAACATTGTGTGCTTTGGACGGCTCGCCGAGAACATGGAAAAGATGCTCTCAAAAGGCTCACTCGCGGCTGTGCAGGGCCGCATCAGCATCCGGTCCTATGAGAAGGACGGTGAGCAGCGCAAGTCAATGGAAATCATTGCAGGCTCAATCCAGATCCTAAGCCGTAAAGATCCCCAGCCGCCGACGGAGAAACCGGCAGAGGTGGTTGCTGAGGTTGAGGATGCGTTGGAGGACTTGCCGTTTTGAATACAGATGACGAACTAGAGGCGGCATTGGAGCAATGGGCCGACGCGGTAGAGGAATGGAAGGAGGACGCCGATCTTGCTGCACGGCTCGATGCGCAGTTTAAAGCATGGTCTGCGTCAAAAAAGCGGGCGCTGATGGGCAGTGGTGCCAGTGCAGTAAAAGCTGAAATTGAGCTTATGGCGCAAGAGGAATGGCTGGAAATGTTTTTGGAGGTCAACCAGCAAAACATTGTGGTCGAGCAGTGGAAGAAAAAACTACGCATTGCAGAAGCCGCATTTGAGGCTGAGCGCAGTCGCCAAGCCACACTGAGGCAGGTCCGATGAACGCAGACTATGAATACCTCAAATACTGCGCAGCACGCTCAGTGATCCCAAAACAGCACGACAAAACCCCAAGCGGCAAATGCACTTGGGGCCAGTGGTTTGAAAACAAGTTTGGTGAAAATCTTAATGTCTATCGACAAAACCTCATACGTCAGGTCCAAGAAGCTGCTACAGGCTTCTAAAGACCAAAGCTGTGTGAACTGTGGTGCTGTTGGCACTGTGGTAGGCGCGCACTTGCAAGGGATGCGAGCGCACAGCTTTGGCAAAGGCCGGGGCATCAAACCGCATGATTTTTGTGTGGCTGACTTGTGCATGAAATGCCACGCCAAATTTGACTATTACGAGTCGACGGCGGGTAAAAACCTGCAGTTACGCATCGACCACTCCGAGCAGTTTCTGTATTGCGTCCTTAAAACCATTGAGCGTCGCTTTGCAGATGGAACGATAAAGGTTTGATGCGTGTACTTGATCTATTCAGTGGCGTTGGTGGCTTCAGTCTCGGCTTGGAGGCAGCGGGCATGGAAACTGTTGCGTTTTGTGAGCGCGAGCCGTTCTGCCAAGCGGTGCTGCGCAAGCATTGGCCCGACGTCCCTATTCACGACGACATTACACAGTTAGATGGAAAAGCGTACAGAGGAACAGTTGAGCTTGTTTGCGGAGGATTCCCCTGTCAGCCGTTCTCCGTCGCTGGGAAGCGTCGAGGCGCAGAAGATGACCGCGCACTCTGGCCAGAAATGCTCAGAGTCATACGCGAGGTACAGCCCACTTGGGTCATTGGCGAAAATGTTACTGGGATCATCGCAATGGAACTCGACACGGTGCTTTCTGACTTGGAAGGCGAAGGCTACGCCTGCCAAGCGTTTGTACTTCCAGCTTGTGCCGTTGATGCCCCACACCGCAGAGACAGAGTTTGGGTTGTGGCCGACGCCCAGAGCAAGCGAATGGAAAGGAACGGGGCCTTTAGGGTCAAAGAGCCACAACCATCGACTAGAAAGGGGTTATTTGGATGCGACAGTCCAAGAGGCAAGCCAAGAATCTGGGAGTCTGAACCCAGCGTGGGTCGAGTGGCTAATGGGGTTCCCAATAGGTCACACCGACTTAAATCCCTCGGAAACGCAGTCGTTCCGCAAGTCGTTGAGCAAATCGGCAAAGCCGTGATGGAAATACACGATGTCGCAGGCTGAAGAAGAATTTGCCCTGATATTGCGTGCAGCAAAGGTGCCGTTTGAGCGCGAGTATCGGTTTCACGACACCAGGCGATGGCGTTTTGATTTTGTGATGCTGCCGCTTGAGGCAAAGATTGCTGTAGAGATCGAGGGCGGGGTGTTTACTCAGGGTCGGCACACCAGGGGCAAAGGGTTTACTGAGGACCTTCTAAAGTACAACGAGGCCGTGATGTTGGGGTGGCGCGTATTGCGCTATACCACGGCGCAAATCCATGGCATTGCGCTAGAACAAGTCGAGGCGTTGTTAGATGAATACGGACGTTGAGAAATACCTGCATATATGGGCGCAGACCGCCCGGCAGATGCCCAAGGTCGGATGGTATAGTGAGCAGCCATGGTACACGCCTGGGGGTTATCGTGAGTCGACGGTGGTGGTGTCGGACGAGGACCAAGAGATTGCGGAGAAGGTGGGGCGCATTGTGCAGCAATTGCATGATCGTGAGCAGAAATCAGCGGAATTGTTGACGATTTTTTACTGGGCGATACCGGGCGAGGTGTATGAGAAGCCGAGGCGTATGCAGATCATTGAGGCGGCGCTGGACATATCGAGGCGCGATGCGTACCGGCAACTGGACAGTCTGAAGCGGTTGATCGAGGGGGTTTTGTTCTTCTGATAGATTAACATATTCAACTTTTAGTTGAACTTTAGCGAGTAGTTCAGTAAAATGGCTTCATCGTTAATTAAGGGGCAACGAGATGACAAAGCTAGAAGGCGCATTAGAAGCAACCCTCGCTGGCGAAAGCATAATTGTGAAGCTGCTAGATGGCAGTGTAGATGTTTATTACTGCGATAGCGCAGATGAAGCTGAAGACGCGATGTTTGAGTTAAATGATGCCATTGCTGTGAAAAGTACGGGGTTGTTTGATCAACAGATTGGCAGGCTCCGTATGGGCGAAGGTACTAAGCAGAAATACTCGTAAAACGCCGAAAAAAGATTCAATTTCCCAACAGGTCGGGTTTTTGCGGTGCGCACTGCAATTTGACAAAATCATCACTATCGACATTTGCCCGCTGTCGACACCGCACCTATCTATCTCCTGCGGTTAAAAAGCCACTCCCCCCAACGAGTGGCTTTTTTTTGAGAGAAATTAAGTGAAAACAAACAAACCAAAACGCGATGCAAAGCTGACTCGCGCAGGCGTTTCTGCGTACAACAAACCCAAAGCGACACCTAATCACCCGACAAAAAGCCATGTGGTCGTTGCCAAGGTAGGCGACAAGACAAAGACCATACGGTTCGGGCAGCAGGGGGCAAGCACAAAGCCGCCACGCAAGAACGAGAGTGCTGCGGACAAGGCCAAGCGCAAGTCATTTAAGGCCAGGCACGCTGCAAATATCGCTAAAGGACGCATGAGTGCTGCGTATTGGGCAGACAAGACGAAATGGAGCTAAGCCATGGCGATGGGTGTTAATCACTACTTTAAGGACGGACGTAAGCACGCTGGCGGCACCCATCGGATGCCAAACGGCGACATTCACAGCGGCAAGACCCATGGCAAGACAAGCGAACAAGTCTTTCATTACGGCGAGTTGTCAAAACTAGCGAAAGCAAAGGCGCGTCAGGGTTGGCGTAAGTAAAACGACGGAGCAAGAAGTAATGCCTGGATATCACAAAGGCGGCTACAAAAAGATGGCCAAGAAAAAGCCAAAGGCGGCAGGACGTCGAACAGCGCCACGACGCCGTAGATAACAACCATGGCAGTGCGTCTAAACAAGCGTCATAGCGATATGGTGCGCTCAAAAATTCAAGCGAGTCAGCTCATAAATAGGCTGACAGATCATGCGCTTGGCGAGGTTGAGCTAACACAGACGCAGATAAGAGCCATAGAGATCCTACTAAACAAGTCAGTGCCTAACCTGGCTGCGATTGCAGTACAGCACATAGAGGGTGCAGACGAGTCCCTAAACCAAATTACGGTGAAGTTAGTTGGAGAAAGTCTTAGAGATTCCGAGCGTCTACCAGAACCTTTATCAGCCGAACCGTTACAAAGTGTTTTGGGGCGGCAGGGGCGCGGCGAAGTCATGGAATTGCGCTATCGCTCTGCTGATCCAAGCGACGCAGAGGCCACTACGGGTTCTGTGTACGAGGGAAGTACAGGGTAGCATCCGCGAGTCGGTGCATAAGTTATTGGCTGACCAGATAGACCGCCTTGGCTTACAAGATCATTACGAGATCGTTGAGCATACGATTAGAGGCCGTAACGGGTCTGAGTTTATCTTTGAAGGCTTGCGGCACAACGTCACAAAGATCAAGTCCATGGAAGCCGTGGACATTGCGTGGATTGAGGAAGCGGACCGGGTATCGGACGAGTCCTGGCAGGTATTGATCCCAACCATTCGTAAACCCGGCTCTGAAATATGGGTCACGTTTAACCCACAGATGCGCGCAGACGCCACTTACCAACGTTTTGTAGAGCACCCGCCAGAGAATGCGCTGGTTCAGAAGGTGAGTTGGCGCGACAACCCATGGTTTCCAGACGAGCTAACGTCGGAACTAGAGCATTTGAAGCAGGTCGATTACGACGAATACCTGCATGTGTGGGAAGGCGAGTTTAAGTCGTTCGCAACGTCAGCGATTTACGGCAACCAGTTAAAACAAGCGCGAGAGGAAGGGCGCATAACTACGGTCCCAATCGAACCGGCATGCGAAGTACATACGGCGTGGGACTTGGGCAAGAACGACACCACAGCAATTTGGTTTTTCCAAAAGGTGGGTGTTGAGTATCGGTTTATTGATTACGAAGAAAACCGCCTGGTTGACTTGGACTTTTACGCCAAAGCGATCAAGAACAGAGACTATATATACGGCGTGCATTACTTACCGCACGACGTTGACTTTGAGTTGCTGGGGATGGTGAACAACCGCCGCCAACAGCTAGAGGATTCTGGGGTTAAGCCTATTGAGGTGGTGCCTCGGATCAGACACATCAATGAAGGCATAGAGATGACTCGGCGCATGTTCGCAAGTTGCTGGTTTGACAAAGACCGCTGCGAGCGCGGCATCGAGGCTCTGGCCAATTACGAATACAGCTTTGATGCGAAGAACAACACGCACCGCAGCACGCCGCTACACAACTGGGCGAGTAATGGTGCTGACGCATTTAGGCAGGTTGCGCAGGGATTCAAGCAAACGTCCTGGGCACGCATGAACGACAACACAATGAGTGAACGCCGACGCCGCATCGTCGGTACGCAGTGGAACAGCGACACTGCTTGGAGAATTTAATGGAATACGAAAACGAGCCGATGGACGAAAGCCAAGTCGTCTCGATTGTGCGTGGAAAGATTAATGATTGCTTGAACGAGTCCGGTGGTGAAATCTCCGAGACACGCATGGAAAACTATGATTTCTATGTGGGTAAAGAGTACGGCAACGAGCGCGATGGCTTTAGTAGCGTTGTTACACGTGAATCAATGGAAGCGGTTGAGTGGGCGTTGCCCTCAATCATGCGCGTGTTTACATCGAGCAATCAGGTGGTGTCTTACGACCCGGTAGGGCCAGAGGACGAAGAAGAAGCGCGGCAGCAGACTCAGATTGCAAATCACTATCTGACCCGCGAAAACAACGCATTCCTATCGCTGTACAACTGGTTTAAAGACACCCTTATGTATCCAAACGGGTACATAAAGCTGTACATGGACGAGCGTATCGTGACTCGTTTAGAAGAATTTGAAGGCCTAGACATGATGCAGCTACAGGCTGCCATGGTAAATCTTGCCCAGGAAGGCGAGGTCGAGGTCGTCGCGCAGGAAAGCAGCTATGAGGAAGTCATGGCCGACAACGGGTTTGTCAGTCAGTCTGAAACGTTCTCGGTAAAACTGCGCGTCACTAAGCGCATCATGGAGCCAAAGCTCGTTAACGTGCCGCCCGATGAGATGTTGGTGGCTGAGAACTGTTACAGCATTGACCTAGATGAAGCCGATTTCCTATGCCACCGGGTACGTAAGACGTACAGCGAACTGTTAGAGATGGGCTATGACCGCGACCTGTTGGATGGCGTTGGTGCTAGTTACAGCGGACAGTTTGATGAGGAAGACGAGAACCGGCTGTTTTCTGAGGAAGAAGACGAGGTAAACGAGAGTGACCCGTCGATGCGCGTGTATATCGTCAACGAGTGCTATCTAAAGATAGACGAGGACGGTGATGGCATAGCCGAGCACCGCAAAATCTGCATGATCGGCAGCACCATATTTGCTGACGAGGAGATCAATTATCAGCCATTCGTCGCGCTGACGACTGTTCCGCTGCCGCACCAGCATCCCGGCCTGAGCATGGTCGACCTGGTAAAAGACATCCAGAAGATCAAGTCGACGCTTATGCGCAACATGCTCGACAACATCTACAAAGCCAACGTGCGCAGAAAGTACGTGGGCGATGCCTTTATCTCTGATGAGGCAGGCACGCTTGATGTGCTGCTGGATACGGCGAGCGAGTTTATACCGGCGAGAGATCCCGGCGCATTACGCGAAGAACAGGTCCAGCCGATTGTCTCTGAGATATTGCCGGTGATGAAAACCATGGACGAGGTGCAAGGCATCCGTACTGGCATCACGCCGCAGCTAAGCCTAGACCCAAACATTTTGCGCGAAACCACAATGGGCGCGTATCAGTCTGCAATCAGCCAAGCCAGCCAGAGGGTCGAAATGATCGTCCGCATCTTTGGCGAAACCGGCATGAAACAGTTGTTTATCAAGATGCACCAGTTATTACGTACCAGTGTCGATAAGGACCGCACAATTCGCATCCGAGGCAAGTGGGTGCCGTTCAACCCTGCAGGGTGGCGTGAGCGTAACAACGTCGCTGTCGAGGTAGGGCTGGGCTACAACAGCAAGGCCGAAGAACTGCAGATGCTAAACAGCTTGCTGACCATTCAGAAAGAGGCTGTGCAGTTCGGGTTGGCGTCCCCAGGCAACGTGTACAACACGCTGGATCGCATGGTCGAGTTAGGCAACGTAGGCGACACGCAGACGTTCTTTACAGACCCGGCGACATTGCCGCCGAAAGGACCGCCGCAGCCAAGCATTGCAGAGCAGCTTGCAATGACAGACCTACAGATGCGCCAAGCAGAAAGCCAAGCGAACCTGCAGATGAAGTCCAACGAGATGCAGATAAAGCAGCAGTCGGCTGCTGTTGAGGCTCAGGCAAAGATGTCTACGGATCAGCAGAAGATGCAGATGCAAATTGCTGAGTTGCAGGCGAAGTTGGCCGAGATGGACGCCGACAAGAAACTCAAAGAGGCACAAACGTATAAGACGCTGGAAGAAGCGCGTGGGTTGGATCTGGAGAACGACGGCACTGAGACAGGTGTAGTGGATTTGCTAACGGAGCAACTGCGTGGGTAGAAAGCCAAGCCTTGCAAGCCTTGTTGTAGATTATCAGCGCAAGAAGCTGGACGCGGTTCACGGCACCAAGTATGAGTTTGACGACTTTGAGCTAGGTGTGAACAAAGGCACTCACGGTCAGATGTACGGTGAGGGCATTTATGCGTCCAACGCCGATGAGGTAGCCGGTAGCTACGCGCCTCGTGACCCAGATCATGAAGATTGGATGATGTCGCAATACTATGCGGCAGATGGCGACGTATTTTTAATGGATGCCTGGGAGCGTGCATTAATGCACGAAACGCCGTGGTCGATGCGTGAACTAGCAAAGGACCCTGACATCGACGAGCGTACTCGCGAGGCGTACCTAAAGGTCGCACAGGCGCTCTCTGATAACCCTCCGAGAAGTGGCCACATGCTGCGTCTGCAGATTGATGCCGACGTCGGCGAGTTATTAAACTGGGATGCGCCGTTAAGCGAGCAGCCAGAATTCGTGCAGAAGGCGGCAGTAGGTATGGGCCTGCCAAGCAACGCGAAGGGTAAAGACATCTACTACGGTATGGTCGATGCAAGTACATCGGCGCAAGAAGCGCCGACCAAAATACGGCAGGCGTTACAAAAGATTGGCGCGAAGGGTATTACCTACAAAGAGCGCAACTCGGCAGACGCACAGAATTATGTGATCTTTGACCCGAAGATTATCGAAATAGCAGAGCGTTATGCGATGCCGGTTACCTACGTTGGGGCTGGTGGCGTAGCGGCTGCGTCGGCTCAAGATGCAGAGGCAGGCGTCAAGTTTCCGAGTGGGCCAAGAACAATCGGTTCAGAGTTCGACCCGCGTTTCGATCCGCGCAAAAAAGAACAAGAGCGTTTGGCGAACACTACTGTAGAAACGCTACAGCGGTCTGATGTAGACAACGTGCCGCAACTGTCTCTATCTGATCTTGAGGGGCAGTCGTTTGTGACTTCGATGTCGGATCGTACTGGGGCCGGTGACTTTATAACCGGCATTGACGGCGTAACGCTAGACAGGCCTGTCAGCAGGCGTGGCGGGCAGGATTTCATGTTTGAAAATCCTTCAGTGTGGGCGTCGGCGCAAGCGCCTGCTGCGGACATACAGCGGAAAGCGGCTGAGATAAGACAAAAAACAAAGCAAGACCCGGCATACATCCCATGGCGTATGGCACCAACGGGTGGCGACTTTGCGGTAGAGACGGGCGAGGCAATGCTTGCGTATGCGTCTGCGAACATGAGTAAGGCTCAGAAGCGCGAGCTAGATCGCGCAGTGCGAAAGTTTGCGACTGTCGGATCGATGGTGAAAGGCAAGCGTGTAAACGCAGGCAAAAAGATCAAGGGCTGGAAGGGTGTAGACGACCCTGCATCGGTTGATGCGTGGCGTAACGCGCCTGATGTCGTTCGCAAAGAACTTATGAACATGATGGACGTACAGTTCCGCAACAAGGGCGGGCTAAGCAGAGGTCAGGCGCGCTTGGTATTGGCCGACACGAGACAGTTGAACGCGAGGGACGCGGGGATACAAAACGTCGGCGTTATTCGGGAAGGTGAATTAAAGCAGTCGACTCACCCGTCCTATCCATTTGCAGTGCCCGGTGAGGGGGTTGGTCGTCTAAAAAATGCGGACGACGTTACGATATTCGACCTGCTGCCAGACGCCAGATTTGGTGACGCGCAAAAGCTAGTGAAGGACCCAGCAAATCCAACGCAGCAAGAGATACGTGCGTTGCAGATGAAAGCCTACGCTGGGCAGATAACAGAGCAAACGTTGCGTCGTTTAGAGGCGCGTGGCGTAGATGTCAAAGCGATACCTGGCCTGATACCAGCGGTGTTGGGCACAGGCGCGGTGATGTCCGGCGAGAGGGCCTATGCAGAAGAAATACCAAACATGCAGGCTGTTGAGCAGCGAGCACAAGCCTTTGCCAATCAGCGGGATACTAAAAACAAAGCCTGGTCGAACCTAAAAGATGCCGTGGGCAAGATGACGCAACCATTCCAGCCCTTAGCTGAGTTTGTGGCGCACAGTGCTGCAGGCATGGGGTCAGGGTTGGTCGGAGCCGTCGGGTACAGCGAAACCGACATGCCAGCGCAGTCGATAGAGCAAAGCCGAGATATGGTGCGCGGCATACCAGAACAAATGGGCTTCGGTCCTATGGATGAAAACGCCTACCAGATCGCGCTCAACCAAGCCATTGATGGCATCTCTGACACGATTATGAGCGACAACGCGATGCGCGCATTTGTCGACCCGGTAATGCAGGACGTTGCGCCGCAGTTAATGAACCAATACCAGCAACTTGACCCAAGAACGCAGGGAATGCTCAGCGGACTTGGTGAGTACATAGGAAACGCAATTAGATGAAACGACGCGATCCTGTCGTTGTAGGCAAAGATGCAGAGCATTTGCTAGAGCACCCTTTGCTGCAAGAAAGTTTTGACGCAATCGAGCGAGATGTGGTCAACGCCTTAGCTTCTACCCAGTTAGTAACGGGCGAGCATGAGCAGGCTGTTGAACTGGTGCGCACGCTCCAGGCAAATCGCCGATTGAAGAAAAAGCTGTGGGAGTTTGTCTCTCACGGAAAAATCGAGGCCAAAGCAAAAGAGCGGAGGACCCTCAAAAAGTAATTGGTCATTGACCAACAACAACTGGAGGAACTAAGTGGATACCCCAACATCGGATTCTACTAATTCACTGGACATCGCCACGCAACGCTTAATGGATAGCGCAGTGCTTGGGGATGATGGAACACTCAACACATCGGATGAAGCTGATCCGGTGCTCGATGACGCCGACGTTCAAGAGATTGAGCAGGACATTGAGGCAGAACTGGTCGATGAACAGACTGCAGAGGTTGAGGTTGATGACACCGAGGAAGTCGAAGAAACGGCATCCGAAGACGACGAACAACAGGCATCTTATGAGTCGCTCCAAGACTTTGCCGAGGCGTTAGACGTTCCTATGGAGGAGCTTTTAGCTACCGTAAAGGCGAAAATAAAAGTCGACGGAGTGGAGGACGAGATTACCCTCGACAGTCTGATTCGCGATCACCAGAAGAGTAGACATTTTCTCACGAAGGCAAATCAGCTTGCCGAAGAACGCCGACAGTTTGATGCGGAAGTGCAAGAGCGGTTGCAGCAGTTTGAAACCTCAAACGCTGAATCGGCCTACATCTTGAACACTTTGACCGCAAACGTTCACAAGAAGATGCGAAGCCCCCAGATGCAAAAGTTGCGTAAAAGCAACGTTGCGGAATGGAACGCGCAGCGCATTCAGCTTGAGGACAATCTGCAAGGCATTGAAAAGCTGAGAAAGAACGCTGCAACCAAGTATGAAGCCACCAAAGCAAAGATCGCCCAGGACAAGCAAACCCGGCTTGCTGAGCGGTTAGTGGAGGAAGCTGAACGGTTAGAGCAAACGATACCGAATTGGTCCGAGGCGACTCGGTCTGAGATCACCAACTTTTTGATGCAGGAGCCTGATTACGGTTTCCAGCCAGAAGTCGTGAACGCCATCAATGACCATCGCTATGTGCGAATGGCATGGGAGGCGATGCAGTATCGTAAACAGCTAAAGGACGCGGACCAGACAGTGAAAGCTGTTAAGAAAGCACCCAAGGCACTCAAGCCGGGCAAGCGACCCTCTGCTAATTCCAACCAGCAAAAGCAGGTTCAGCAGTTACGTGGACGACTTCGCAAGTCAGGCAGCATCAAGGACGCAGCAGCACTATTCGAGAAAATACTATGAGGAAATCGAATCATGGCTCAGTCCACCAATACATTAGATCGGTATGATCTAGCAACCAACGGTGACAACGCTCGCGAAGATTTAGCAAATATCATTAGCGACATTTCACCAACAGAAACTCCCTTCCAATCTTCTATCGGTAAGGGAACAGCAGAAAACACGTTCACCGAATGGCTCATGGACTCTCTCGCCACAGCGAGCAGCAGTAATGCGCATATCGACGGTGACGAGTTCTCAGGCGACGCTTTAAGCACGCCTGCCCGACTTGGCAACTACTGCCAGATCAGCCGCAAAGACCTAGTGGTATCTCGCCGAGCTAACATCGTTAACAAGGCAGGACGTCGCCAAGAGATGGCCTACCAGCTAGCCAAGGCCGGTAAGGAGATCAAGCGGGATGTCGAGTCGGTGCTTCTGGCAAACCAAGTTGGCGCGTCAGGCTCAAACAGCGCGGCTGGTACCACTGCAGGCTTGCCTGCTTGGATCGGTTTGGCGGTATCTTCTGAAGTTGATACTGGCAATACCAATCGTGGTTCTGGCGGTGCCGATCCAGCACTGTCGAGCACAAACGACGGCTATCCGAACACAGCAGCAACCGACGGCACAGTGCGCGCACTGACCGAAGATGGTTTGTTGAGTGTTATCAAAGCCTGCTACGTAAATGGCTCTAACCCGAACGTCATTATGATGGGACCGACTGTTAAACAGCAGTTCTCAAAGTATATGTTCAGCAGCAACAGCCGTATCGCGACCCCTTACCAAGACTATGGTAAGAACCAGCGTGACGGTGTTGGTGTGGTAGGAGCGGTTGACGTATACGTCAGCGACTTCGGTGTACTCGACGTTGTACCTAACAGGCTGCAACGACAGGTATCCAGCGACTACGTAGACGTATTCGTACTCGATACAGAGTATGCGCAGGTCAAGTATCTGGACGACTACCGTACAGACGTTATCTCAACTGTTGGCGACGCAGAGCGCCGTATGCTCTTGGTTGACTATGCCCTATGCATAGATAACCCAGGTGCTCACGGCATCTACGCTGACGTTGACGACGACGCAGCAATGACAGCCAGCTAAACACTGGCGACCAAACAGAGGGGGCTTCGGCCCCCTTTTTTTATGGGGTTTTAATGAAAAAGCTACTCGATAAGCAGTTATGGAACGGTAACCGCACGCAGGTTTACTCCGATGGTGACGAAATGGTGACCATGGACGTTAAGCCCGCCAAGCAGGTGCAGGCGATTCTGGACGTTAACGCAGAGTTGCGTAATCACGCGGTAGTGAATAAGCAAGCGCGTGGTCGTTTAGTGGCTCGTATACCCGACACGATGCACCGAGAGTGGAAGAAAGAGTGGCAGACCAAGTACCGACAGGATTGGACCTGGCGCACTTATCTCTCAATGAAACTCAACAGCCGCGAAAACAGCTATCTGAAGCTGATTAACGGAAAAATCTGATGACGACATACGCCACGCTGAAAAGCGACATCACCGAGTACATGGCTCGCAGCGACATCACCGACGCGCTCAAGGCGACGTTTGTGCGTATTGCAGAGTCTGAGATTCGCAGAAGCGTGCGTATTGGTGCGATGGAAGTAACCGACACATCGTTTGCAGTGAGCAGCCAATCGACTGCACTGCCTACAGGGTTTATCGCCATGCGCAGCCTGTCAAACAACGAACAAAACAAGCGGGAGATGGACTATCTGCCGCCTGCACGATTGCGCAGCAGCCGGGTAATGGACATCGGTGCGCAGACGCCAACGGCGTACAGCATTGAGGGCACTAACCTCATTGTTGCGCCGACGCCAAGTGCGGGGACAACCCTTACGATGGTGTATTACAAGGCGTTTGATGCGCTCTCAGCAGACACAGACACTAACGTGCTGTTGTCGACCTATTACGACGTCTACCTCTATGGTGCGCTGCGTGCGGCGTCTGAGTGGGCGTTAGAGCCTGAGAACGAGCAGCGTTATGCAGCGAAGTTTACGCAGGTGATTGAGCAAACGAATCAAGAGGAACGCTGGTCAAGAGTCAGCGGGTCTGCACTGTTTAGAACAGGTGGCATGGGTACACCATGACCAAGATGATCTTTGGCGAATGGTTGCCCGACCAACCGGCACTGGATAACCCAGGGGCGACGATTGCAAAGAATGTGCTGCCGTATGTGCGAACGTATGGGTCATTCAAAAGCCTGCGCTCTTTTTCAGCCGCGTTGAATGCGGCGTGTGTGGGTTCTGTCACGGTTAAAGACAGTGCTGGGATCATCCACGTACACGCAGGCAGCGAGACTAAGATCGAGGAACTGTCAGCCACTAAAACGTGGGGCGACATAAGCAAGAGCGGCGGTTATGTGGGTGCCGCGTCATGGCGCTGGGGTCGCTTTGGTGATCGCTTGATTGCTGTATCGCCGGGTATTGCGCCGCAGTATTACGATCTGACGTCATCAAGCACGTATTTAGATTTACCCGGCTCACCACCAAAAGCAGAGTGTATTGCAACAATCAGAAACTTTTTGGTGCTCGGAAATCTGAATGACGGCACTGCCCGACCTAACCGATTGAACTGGTCCGGCTACAACAACACTGAACTGTGGACGGCAAGCATTGCAACGCAGTCAGATACAAGAGACTTAGAGGGCGATGGCGGCGACATACAAGCCATCGTGCCAGGACAGTACGGCGTTGTGTTCCAAGAAAACTCTATTTGGACCATGACGTACTCAGGGCCACCGACGATTTTTAAGTTAAACGAGGTCGAGGAAGGCCGAGGCACACCGGCGCCCGATAGCGTGTGTTGGTCTGGCTCAACAATCTATTACTTAGGGCAGGACGGATTCTATGCGTTTACCGGCCAAGGCTCGCGACCCATTGGCGCTGAGAAAATAGACCGCTGGTTTTTTGAGACTGCTGATGAGAACTCTGTGCGTTTTGTGCGGGGTGTTGTGGATCGCCGTAACCGCATGGTCATTTGGTCATTTAGAAGCAGCAGCACGCTGAACTACAACGATTACTTACTGATCTACAACTGGGCGGCAGATAAGTGGTCGTATTGCCAAGTCGATACTGAAGTTATCAGCGAATACCTAACAACCGATTTCACGCTCGACCAACTAGACACGCCACTGCCCAACGGCATCGACACCGACTCGATCCCAGTGGACTCCGAGGCATTCAGAGGTGGCCGAGTATCTATGGCTGCGTTTGGCACAGATCATAAGATGGGCACGTTTAACGGAGCCTCACTCAACGCCGAGCTAGAAACAAAAGAGATCGCAGACCCAAGCGGCAACACGCTGGTTTTAACAGGCGTTAGGCCACTGGTCGACGGATCAGGCGCGACAGTCACCGTACAGAGCGGGACGCGCACAAACCAAAACGAAAACTACAGTTATGGCCTAGCACAAGCGCAAAACACGCTGGGCAAGATGAGTTTTAGGAAGAAAGCGCGGTATCACCGCATACGAGTCAATACGACGGGCGAGTTCAGCGACGCATTTGGTGTCGATATAGACGTCACGTTAGGTGGAAAGAGGTAGTTATGCCAGGTAGCGGCGACGAAACCGAAAACGAAGACGAAAACGATAATCCGTATGACGAGATGAGCTATGAGGAACTGCTCGAGTATTTTGGGCAGAACCCCGGTCAACTAGATGAAGCGGACGTCGACCCAGCTACAAAGGCTCAGATCGAGGATTACCTAGCGTCGAATCCAATTGAAACGCTCGTTATCCCCGGTAGCGACCCAAATGTGGTGCCCGTCGTGGGCGATCAGGGAGAGGTTCAAGGCCCACCAGTGCCCGACGATTACGTGCCGCCCGGTGCCGGGACAGCGCCAGACCTGACAGGCGGTACAGGCGGTACTGTCCCTGTAAGCGGACCGACAGTTGACCCAACCATCAACCCGAACGTGGGCGGGCCAACCGTCCCGACAGGCGGCGGCAGCACTGGCCCCATCGACCCCGGTGTCATTCCGGGCGCAGGCACGGTCTATACAGGTAGCATTGGAGCGGGCCAAGGCACGTTTATTCCAATCAGTGCGATCCTTGGCGAATTAAGTCAGTTGCGTATTGAGGACATTGAAGCCTACAACCGCATCATGGGTAACGTGACGGCGGCAGGGACAGTTGAGGTTACGCCAGAAATCACAGCCGCAATTGAGGCGATGCAAGCCCTTGCCGATGCGCCTGGCGAGGATATGGCAGAAAAGCCCGACGCGCCTGAAGCAACTCCCGACAGCGACCTAGCGCCACTAACGGACCCAACCGAAACCACTGATGATCTTACGAATGTCGACCCAGACGATTGGGAGTTAGACATTGACTTGGATTTGTTTGATGACACAGACGACATAGCAGATACCGACGACACGGCTGACGACAGCGACGAAGGAACGGACGCCAACGTTGCAGACAACACGACGGTAATCGTTGACGACGCGACTGTGCCAGACGATCCCACTGATGACGTTGTAGTTGACACAACGACTGATACAAGTACGGACACAACAACAGACACGACTACCGACACAACTGCGGCTGACAATTACGCAGACATTGCGACAGCCATAGAAAATGGCACCACGACCATTGAGGACCTCGTGAATGCGGGCATCATCAAAATAAACGATGACGTCACGACGTCGGTTGATGCTCTGCAAACAGCCATCGAAAGCGGCAACACAGACCTGAGCGAGCTTATAAATAATGGCTTTTTAGAGGTTACTGCGACGCAGGATTTAGTTTCGTCGGAGGCAGCGGACACGCGGGAAGTCGTTGAATCTGAGTCTGACGAGACTCAAGAACTAATCACGACGACCTCTGAGGGTCTTGCAGACGACATCGAGACAATGCAAGACGCGCTTGACGAAGGCTTAGTCGATTTGGATGACCTGATCGACAACGGATTCATCGACCTAGACGAAAGCCTTGGCGAAAGTTTTGAGGACATCGCCGAAGACATCGCGGAAGGAAACACAACCCTTGCGGAATTAGTTGCAGACGGCTTTGCAGACGTCAATACAGACATTGCTGACAGTCTTGAGACTGTTATCGGTGACTTGGACACAGCAACGTCCGACATCACCGACGCAGCTACAGACGTCACTGACGCAGCGACAACAATCACTGAGACTGCGGAGGGCATTGAGGGCACCTTAGAAACTGCAATCGATGACATGCAGGACGCGATAGACGCTGGGCAGGTCGACATTGAGACACTGATTGACGATGGCATTTTAGAGATTGCCGAGGATGCAGACGAGGCGATTGAGGACATTACAACGCTCATTGATACGGGCCAGGCTGATATTCAAGACCTACTTGACGAAGGTATCTTGGCAATTGATGAGAGCGTGGTTGAGGCGATTGGCGGCCTAGAGGGTGACCTTGACGATATCAGCGAATCAATCACTGACACGGCAGAAACAACGCAAGAAACCGTAGAAGGTGCTGCCGAAGACACCCAAGAGTTAGTAACTGAAACGTCAGAGGCAACGCAAGAGGCAATAGATGAGCTTGCGGAGGCATTAGGCGTGTCATCGGAAGATATTACGAAGGCGATCACCGATGGCGATGAGTCGATTGTTAACTCACTGACTGAGATCGGCGAATACCTAGATGGCTTGCCAGAGCCTATTGCAGAGGCGTTAAAGCCGTTTTTTGAGGACATCACAAAAGGCATTACAACGCTTACTGACGGCCAGAAAAAAAGCCTAAAAGACATTCTGGAAGTGTTAGGCGAAATGAATGTGCCCGTTGTATCTGCTATTGCTGATTCAACAGCCGACACAATAGCGGCAGTGACGTCAATTACCGATACGATCACAGATATCGCGACGTCGGTGTACAACAGATTCTTTGCACCGGGTGAGCCGGGCGAGCCGATGACCGGCGACGAGTACGCAGCAGATTTGGCTGCCGCTGGTGGTGTAGACCGTACTGGGGGAGGAACAGGCGCAGGAACGGGCGCAGGAACAGGTGCAGGAGCGGGGGCAGGTACCGGATCAGGCACAGGTGAAGGCAGTGGCGTCGGTGGCGGCGGTACGGGTGGCGGCTTGAGGGACCCTGTAGCGATTACCGATTACGTGTCGATCGACGACGATACGGGCACTGGTTCTGGTAGCGCAAACATAGGAACACAGCCTGGCGAAGGCGGCACAACGCAGCCCAACACATTCACCCGCCCTGTGCCGATTGCAAACCAGCAATTGTATGGCGGTTACATGGGGCAGGCTCAGCGTCTGAGCGGCACGTTAGACACGTATCCGCAGCTACAGCGGCAGGCCAGTGAACAATACGGCGCGCAGGTAGCGTCGCAGTTCCCAACGTTAAACCCGCAGCAGCAATCGATGTTTGCGCAGTACGTGACCGGCAAGGTGCAAGCAAAAGCGGGGATCGGACAGGACCCAGGCTTTTTGCCTTACGACATCTATAACCAAGTCGCGCCGCGTTTAGCAGAAGTGCTGGGCGATGTCGGGTACTACCAGTACAGCAGCGGCAGACGCATACCGGGTTTTATGAACTACATGCCCGAATATCAGGACTCAATGTTCAACAGAGCAGACTTAGGCCCTGACCCAGTGCCGGGTGGACCGGCAGTGCCGCCGACGTATGCCGCATGACGAAAGTAGTAGGTGTGTGCCCAAGTCAGCTTGGGATTTTCTGGCCTCTGGCAAGTAAGCAAATTGATCGCGCGAACAACGTAACCGAAACCGGCTACTCGTTAGACGATCTAAAGCAAAAGATTGCGGACGGTAAAAATCAGTTGTGGCTAATCAACAACGGCAGCGCGGCGGCAATCACCGCAATCATGGAGTACCCGCTGCACAGAGCCATCAAAGTGACTTACTTGGGCGGCGATGGCATGGACGAGTGGCTCGCTGACTTTGTTGAGGTCGTTGAGCAGTTTGGTCGTGATAACGATTGCAAATTTATCGAAACAAACGGGCGCAAAGGGTGGGAGCGAGTATGCAAACCCCTGGGCGCGAAACTTGAATACATTGTTTTACGAAAGGCGTTGTGATGTCTGATTTTTTTGGAAAAGACGACGGTAATGAGGTGTCTACAAACCTCGCCAGTTACATTGAACCGTATGTGAAAACCGGCTTAGCGGGCGCGTCCCAGCTATACCAATCAGGGGGTCCTGAGTTTTACCCAGATGCCACCTATACGCCGTTCGCGAACCAAACTGAGCTTGGCCTGCAGATGCTTGAGCAGCAGGGTACGCCGTCGCAGACGACTAACCTTGGCACGCTGCTTGATGACACGGTGCAGGGCAACTACTTAGCGCCAACCACTAATCCCTATCTGACAGACACGTATAATCAAGCTGCAGGCGAAATTACAGACACGTTTACTAACCAAGTATTGCCTGCACTTTCTGCGCAATTTGGCAGTGCGGGAGGCTCTGGCTCTCAGATACAGGGGCAGATTGCAACGAACGCGGCAGGCAAACTGGCTGACTCATTAGCCAAACTGCAGACCAATCTCTACGGGCAGAACTTCCAGCAAGAACGCGCTCGTCAGATGCAAGCAGGCCAAATGTTACCCATGTACTCACAGCTTGCCCGGCAACCGATTATGGATCAATTGCAGGTGGGTAGCGCAGTGGAAGGCAAGGCGCGTGAAATACTCGGCGACGAGATCAACCGCTTCAACTACTACCAGACGCGCCCAGAAATGAATTTGCAGAACTACCTGCGCAACATTTCTGGCAGCTTCCCGACGCAACAAACGATCCCCACCAGTGGCCTTGCAAGCACTCTGGGTTCCGCTGCAACGCTTGGCAGCTTGTTTAACTCATTCCAAGGCGATGACGCAGGACCAACAGCCGGTTATGTCGGCACCGGGCTAGGCGCATTACTTGGCTTGTTAGGGTAGGGGGCAGCAATGGCAGATAAAAAACCAACACTGGCGTCACGGCTTTTTGCAGGCGGTGGTTCTGCAGGTTTGCTGGGCGATCCTTTATTTCAAGTCGGCATGGGCTTGCTTGCAAAAGGACAAGACAACCGCATTCCCTACGCGACTGCAGTGATGCAGGGCTTACAGGGCGCGCAGACGGCGCGTGATGAGGCTACCCGCCGACAATTGCTCGCGGAGCAAGCGCGTCGCGCAAAGATGCAACAAAAGCTATACGAAGAAAACGTAAAGCGTTTGTTTCCCAACGTGCCTGGCAACATGGCAGCACAGCCTGTGCCGAGCCAAGTAACGCCTGGTATGGAAATGCAGATGATGGGGCCGCCCACACCACCAACACAAAACCCAATTGCAGGAGCCTTGTTATCTAATCCGCAAGCGGGTTCTGCCGCATTGATTGAGGGGTTGTTAGGCAAGCAGTTTGGAACATCGTCAGGAAGTGACCCGTCGGCGGTCAAAGAGTATGAATACTTCAGCAAATTGACCCCAGAGCAACAGCGGGCCTTTATGCGCGTGAAAAGAGCAGACCCAACAACAACCTTCGCGGGCATGCAACTCGCAGTAAATCCGCTAACGGGAGAGATCGAAGTGCCTGGCGGTGGAAGCCTAGATAATTATTTTGATAAGCAGCTTGCTTTGAAAATGAAAGAGGGAATGCAAAACAACAAAATGATCGTGGTGCTCGAAGACATGAAGGCCAAAGGCGCGGCAATGAGAGATTTACCGATTGCGCAAGTTGATCTACGCGAAGCAGTGCGAGTCATTAACCAACTGCGCGTGCATCCTGGTTTAGAGGATGCCGTCGGAAACTATTTTGTCGAATCATTTGCAAACACCGAAGGCAGGAACTTTATAGAAAAGTTAAACGGCCTGCGTGGACGAAACTTCTTGCAAGCAATTGAAGCGTTGAAGGGTTCTGGAACGATTACAGAAGTTGAGGGGGCCAAAGCAGAAGCGGCATTACAAAGCCTAGCTACCTCTCAAACTGAGGCTGGTTTTAGAGAAAGTTTAGACGAACTTGAACGCGCCCTTAAAGTTGGTGTTGATAAATTACGGATGCGCGCTGGTTTGAAGGCTGAGTATGTTGATGCTGGCACAGAGGGGTCATCAGAGGAGGGCGACGATGGCTTTGACTTCTAGTGATTTAGACAAGCTGCGAGGCGCAACCGATGCGCAACTGCGAAGAGTTGCAGCTAAGCGTGCTCCTAGCGGCCCAGATCCAGACCCAGAGCGGTATGCGGCAATTCTTGCCGAAATGGAAAGGCGTTCTGATTCGCAAAAAACAACGCAGTCACAAAGTCGTCCCTCTGGCTTATTGCAGCGTGCTGGCGATATTGCTACGGCTATAAACCAAGGCATTACGTTTGGATTTGGTGATGAAATCACCGGATTGTTAGGCGCTCTTGGATCAATGGGTTCTAATGAATCTTTTGGCGACAGGTATACAAGCTATCGCGATGCGAGTCGGCAAAGCCTTCGCGACTTAAACCCGGTGGCAAGGGCGGGATTGGAAATAGGGGGCGGGCTGTTGTCAGGCAGTGCTGCGCTTGGCGCAGGACGTCAATTAATGGGGCAAGCCAATCGTATGCTGCCGCAACAGGTGCAGCAATTTGCGCCAAAAGTAGCGCCTCGGTTGGTTGAGCCAATGACGCGCACACAAGCGGCTACGACGGGTGCAGGGGCAGGCGGCATCGCTGGGGTTGGTGCGTCAGAAAGACCTTTAAGCGACCCAGAGATCGGCACAGACGCCGTATTTGGGGCCGCTTTCGGTGGCGGGTTGAATGCAGCGACGTTTTTAACGCCGACACAACGGCAGCAGTTGGCAACGCAAGCTAGATCGCTACTTGGTCAGGCTCCTACGGCTGAATATGGACGGCAGGCTAGACGCGCCGTGACGCGAGCAATGGACGACGAAGAATTGACGCCTGCGATGGCGTCAGAACGATTGTCAACGATGCCACCGGGGGCAAGTTTGCTAGATGTCGGGGCGCCCGGCGGTACGATCAAAGAATTGGGCGAGGGCATTGTTGTAGGTGGTGGCCCTGCTGCAACAAAAGTAAACCGAGTGATTCGGGGTAGAAAAGATGAAGCCCCTGCGCGGGTCGACGAGATGTTGTCTGACTTAATGGGCAATCCAAGCGCGTTTTATAAGACAAAAGACGAGCTAGAACAGAAAATGAAGGCTGATTCTGCGCCGTTATACGAACAATTTAGGCGTATTGAGTTGGAGATGACGCCTGCGCTTGAAGACGTCATTGACCGATTGGACGCGGCAAAAGCTGGGAACGCAAACATATTAGATCGTGGGCGCAGGCTGATGTATGCGTCTGGAGAACTCAAAGTACCTGGAAAAGGCGACAAGCCAGAATTGGTAGCAGGAAAGGGCGACGAGCCAGTAATAAACGCAACCGTTTTAGATGGTGCCAAACAGCACCTTGATTCTTTAATTGCTGCGGCAATTAAAAACGGAGATGGCCCAACTGCGAGAGCGTTTAATATGCTCAACAACGA